GCGAACGCGACGTCGATCGCGTGCGTGACCGGCTGGTCCCGGGCGACCACCGGCACCTCGGCGAGGGTCCAATACCCGTTGCACACCGTGCGGTTTCCGGACGGCAGCGCGATCCGGAATCCGACCGACGTGCCACCCGCCTGCGCGCTGCGCACCGTCGCCCACCAGCTGAGCGACGGGTCGAAGAAGGCCGACATGCTCACCGTGAAGGGTGCCCGCGTGGTCGGAATCTGCTTCTGGATCAGGTCATCGATCGCGGTGATGTCCGCGTACTGCTGATCCCCGCCGGAGATCGAGATCGACTGGATCTGCGACAGGTTCGCCCACGCCGTGATCCGGCGCACGGTACCCGTCCCGCCGCCGGCAGGGTAGATCGAGGTGCTGGTGGTGTTCAGACCCTCGAGCGTGACGTCGTTGGTCGACACCGCAGACACGCGGAACAGGCGGCCCTGGATGCGGCCCCAGCCCGAGGTGGTGATCTCGAGGAAGTCGCCCACGACCGTTCCGTGGCCAGCCGCGAGGGTGGCCACCGCATTCGCGGCATTCGTGATGGCGGTCATATTGACCGCCGCGCCGTAGGTCGAGGCGATCGAAACGACTGCCCCCGTGGATACGCTGATTGCCATGTGACTCTCCTATGCGTGAGCGTCGGGGACGCCTGCGGTTGTGAAATACAGCGCCTGCACCGGCAGAATGAGCATCGCCACGATGCGCTCGCCCTGCTCGGACGACTCGGTCTCAATGGACCCGTTGAGGTGAAACACCACGTTTCGCCCCGCGACGGTCAGCGGCACAGCCATCGCGCTCTCGATCTCCTGCGCGATCTGGTACACGGCGGCGCCCAGATCCGCCGATGCCCCCGTCCGCTCGACGCACACGATCACCTCGAGCAGCGCGGTGCGCTGGTAGGTCGGTACCCCGTAGGCACCGTCGACGACCACTTCCTCGCGCGGGGTCAGCAGCACCAGAGCCGGCAGGTCGCCGGAGAACAACAGCGCGTCGTCACGCGTGTGTGCGGTGAACACCCGCGAGCCGGTCGTGGCCAGCCCGGTGAGCGCGGTGCGCAGCGCGTCGCGCGCCTCGATTGCGAAGTGCGCCATCAGGTGCGCTCCAGCTGCAGTACGGTGACGCCGGTGCCGTCGGGCTGGATGTCCCGCACGGTGTAGGCCACTCCTCTCACCGTCACCGCAGTACCGCGCACGACGCTCGTCACGTCAGAGGCCTTGCACCACAGCGCAGGATCTGTGGTCGACAGCAGCGTACCCACGCGCGTGTACGCGCTGTCGAAGATCGCGCTCACCGAAGCACCGGCGATGGTGACCTGCTCGGCGAAGTCCGAGAAGAACTCGGACGTGTCGTCGGTGAAGGGCATGGCGCCGCGTTACTCCGCCACCTTCCGGGCCCTCTCGGAGACCTGCGCCGGTGCCGGCTCGACCGGCGCGGTGTCGACCAGCTCGCGCTCGTACTTTCCGTCGTCAGCCCGCCTGACGTAGGACCCGCGGCCAGCCGCCACAACCAGGCCGGCCGTGTTGTCGTCGATGTCGGCGACGGTGCCCACGTACAGGGTCTTCATCTGACCCTCGATGTCGCTCGGGACCAGCACGTTGTCGGTGATGAGGATGCGTTTCATGGGAGGGGCTCCAGGTGGTGGGACGAACACCTCCGGCGCCGCGCCAAACGCGGCGCCGGAGTACAGCACCACGGCCAGATCGGGTATCCGATCAGACCGTGAGGGCGTCGAGCATCGCGGCGAAGCTCTGCGCCCGGCGCACGGCGATGTCGAGGGTCTGGTAGACGTGCATCCGGACGATCCGGTTTGCAGCCTGGGTGACCTCGTCCGGCAGGATCTCGGCCGTGCCCCATTCACCGATGAGCAGGTCGTTCCAGTTGCCGAAGAAGATCGCCGAGCAGACGCCGGACGACGTGCCTTTCGTCAGCGTGTTGCTGACGTTGTTCGACACGCCGGCCCGGTAGCCGTTGAGCGACCCGTACAGCGCGGCGTCGTCACCGGCCATCGGGGGCATCCAGATCTCCTGCCCGTTGGTGCTGGCGAACTTCTGCGTGCGCTTGAGCCGCCCGCGGACCCGGGTGTTCGTCAGGTACCCCACGGCGTTGACCGCCGCGTTGTTGTTGGCCACCGCCGACTCGAGGTCGACGATGTTGTCCCAGGTCGGCGCCGCGCCGTTCGCGCCGCCCGCGACCGAACCGATGCCCGCAGTCGCCGCCAGGCCGGTCGGCTGGTTGCTGGCGCCCGTCCCGTGCAGCGCGATCAGGTCGAGCTGCGTGGCCATCGACTCGATCAGGTCCGCACGGATCAGGCCCTCGACCGCCGGGGTCCCTTGCAGCAGCAGGTCGCGCGTGACGTCCTGAATCCCGTGTGCGGTCTTCGGGCTCAGGGTCACTTGGGCGAAGGTCGCGTCCGACTCGGACGCAGCACCGGCTTGTGCGAACCAGCCGATCGTGATCGACGCGGTCTGCCGCGGGATCGCCACGTTCCCGACCAGGCCGCCCAGCACGCGGGCACCCATGCGACGCACGAGCGAGGCGTTGCGCAGCAGGGTGATAAAGTCGGCCGCCATCAGGTCTGTGGGCACCATCGCGCCACCGGCCGCGGTGGTCGCGGTGGTCAGATCGCGCTGCGAGCTGATCAGGCGGTCCCCGATCATCAGGTGCCCGTCGACCGCGCGCACGCCCGGCAGCGGGGCCGAGAGGACGTCGTAGGGCAGGAAGTTGCCCTTGCCCCGCGCGTGCTGGCCAGCCCGCTCCAGCGCCTCGCGCACCGCCTTGGCGCACTCGTGCTCGAAGGGGGCGATGCTCGCGTCCTTGTCCATCAGCGAGCGGTAGAAGCGCGCGACGCTGAACTGCTTGACCTCCTTGGCGGACAGGTCGAGCTGCGCCGGCGGGTTCTGCAGCGGCTTGTCGCTGCCGCGCTTGTGCAGTTCCTCCAGCATTAGGCCGCGGAAGAGCTCGAGGCTCGTGCCTTTTGCGAGGTGCTCCTCGGCGATCTGCCGCATGTTGTGGCGGGTGCCGAGTTCGAGGATCCCGGCGCAACGCTCGCGCTCGGTCTTCTGGGCCGCCTCGCGGGCAGCGGATTCGACGACGGCGACGTCGGTAGTGGTCGTGCTCATGGCTTTCTCCTGGGATGCCTTGGGTTTCGCTGCGGCCGGAACGACGGCCGGCGGATTGAGTTCCAGCCCGCCCTCGCGCCCGACGCCGACAGTCATGTCGGCCGGGATCGAGACCAGGCTCACTTCGAGCGGCTGCCAGTCGGTCACGCGGTACGTCTTCACGTCGCCCTCTTGCTTCACCAGCTCGAGTTCGCGGATTTCGTAGCCGACGGACACGTTGACGCGCACGCCATCCAGCACGTCCTGCCATTCCTGCTGGGCACGCGCGTTCTTCCCGAACCGCACGCTCGCCAGACCTCGCCGGTCCGTCCCCAGCTCGGCGCTCAGGACCACGCCGATCTGCTGCCTCGTGTCATGGTCGGCAAGGAGCGGAGCGCGCCCCGAGCCGACCCATGACATATCGACTTCACCTTTCCGGTGGCCGAGGACCTCGATCCCCCACCACCGCTCGTACGGTTGCTCGCTGCTGAACGAGAGCGCCACGGTCCGGCCCTCCTCGTCGACCGCCTCGCGACCGATGTGGGAGCCGAGGAACTGCACCACCGCCGGCTGCTCGGCCCGCTCCCCGTTGTCCGGCTGGATGGACGGAAGCGCGCCGATGACGTCGCCCACGCGCAGGCGCTCGCCCACCTGCATGCCGGCCAGGGCCGCACGGAATTCCGCGCGGAACGTCTCGTTCGCGCGGTCGAGGTTCAGGGAACGGTCAGGCATTGGCGGCTCCTTGGATCGTGTCTTCCGGGTCCTCGACATCGTTGTCGTCCGGCGCAGCGGCAGGCGCCGCAGCGGGTGCAGGCGTCTGCACGCCCAGGTTGATGCCGGCGGCGCGCAGCAGCTCTTCCTCGCGTCGGCGCTCGTCTATCAGTTGCTCGAAGTCGATCCCCTGCTCGGCGCACAAACGGGTGCGGGTCGTGATCCCGAGCTGCAGTTCCTTCTCCTTGCCGGAGACTTCCTTGAGCGGATCCACCCAGCGCCACGTGCGCGGGATCAGGACCGGCTTGTTGAACCGATCGAATCCGTCCATGGGCAGTCGACCGATCTGACCCATATCGAGCGCCATGCGCAGCCAGGCCTCGAACATCGGGAGGGCGACCTCCTCGATGTAGGTCTGCTGGATCGCTTCGTACGTGTCGCGGTCCTCGAGCGCGCCTTGCCGCAGCGACGAGTAGTTGACGTTCTCCAGGTCGCTGGCCAGCACGTTGTAGTTGATGCCCACGCCGGCGGCGAACGCCCGCAGCATCGATTTCACGAATCCGTCCATGGCGTCGGACGGGTACGTCGGGTCGTACGTCTCGAAGCCCCAGCCCTTCGGCAGCACGCCGAATACGCCAGGCTCTGCCTCGGTGATCAGGTTGCCCTGCTGGTCCTGAACGTCAGCGACCTTGGAGCCATCGGCCACCAGTGCCGAGTCCCCCTCGGGCTGCTTGAAGAAGCCCATCTTGCTCGCGCCTTGCCGGGCATTGACCAGCGCAGCCTCTTCGTAGCCCCCCAGCATCGCCAGCCGGCGCATGGCCACGTACAGCCACGGCACGCCGCGGGTGGTGCCGGCGCGCTGCTCGTCACGCAGGAACCGGTGGATGATTCGGTTCGCCGGCACCCGCCGGTGCTGCACGAACGGTACGTTCACCACGTCGTCATTCGGGTGCACGTTATGCATCCAGTACGCCACCGGACGGCTGAAGCGGTCGCGCTCCACGCCCATCCGGATCTCCCCGTCCAGGCGGCCGAAGCCCGGCACCGCACCGTTGAATCCGACGTTCAGGGTCTCGTCGATCAGATCCGGGTCGAGCAGCTGGAAGGCGATGCCGAATCGGTTGAACTGCCGCCCGTACAGGACCTCGATCAGCACCTCGCCGTCGCGCGCCCACTGAGTGATCGCCGCGCGATCGAACGCCCGCCGGCTCATCGTCCCGCAGACGGAGTAGCTGCCGAGCTTCGAGAACGCCGCGAAGGCCTCCTCGATCAGGTTGTTCGCGTCGACGTCCAGCGCGCCGCGCGGCTTGTAGATCTTCATCTGCAGCTCGAAGCCCTTGGCCCCAGCTACGTTGTTGCGCAGCAGTTGAAAGAACCGCTTCGCATACTCGTTGTCGTTGGCGAGCTGACGACTGCGGATGCGCATCGTGCGCAGCGACGTGCGCAGCTCGCTGTTGCCGGACACGAGGCCGGCGATCGCCATCAGGTCCTGGACGAGCCGGTCGTTGCTGGCGGCCATGAACGAGCGCAGCGCGCCGTTGGGTGGAGCACCTAGCCGATGCCGCTGCAGAGAAGGCTCGGCGCGCGGGCGCGCCGGTGCCGCCCCACCCCGCAGGCTCGTGAACCAATCGCGGATCCCCATGCTCAGCTCGCGCGCACGAAGCGGGTCAGGATGCGGTTCTTCGGGCGCCGGCCAGCCGCCAGCCCGGCGGCCGTCTCCTCTTCACCGAGCTGGCGCTGCCAGAACGTGATCTCGCGATCGATTTCGGCAGCGTCCTTGTATTCGATGTCCCGGCCGGCGATCGAGTAGCGCTTGACTCTTCCGTTGGTCCCAACCCAGGTTGCGCGCGCGGCCAGAAGATCGTCGAGCGCCTTGCGCGCCTGCGACCTCTGATCCCACGGAGCCGCAGACACCGCCGGGTCGGCGACGATCTTGATCTCGCCGGATTCGACCGTAAACCGCTCGCCGCTACGGGACACGTACGCCGCCCAGGTGTACGTGCCCGGCGCCCACGCAGCGGTGACGGACGGCCCCACGCTGACCTGGTACCCGTCGCCAGCGGCGCTCGCGGTGATCTCGATCGCGCCCCCAGTTCCGTCGCGACGCACCAGCCGATACCGCAGCGTGTAGCCAGCGGACGCCGGATAGTCCGGCACCTGTGCGGCGAACGTCAGGCTGTCACCGGAGATGAGTCGTGCCTGCATGTATGCCCTCAGTGCGTGACTGTCTTCGGCGCGCGCCCAAGGACACGGCCGCCGATACGGCGGTCCTCGCCCATCTGCTCGGCGCCGAGGCGCACCGGGTAGCGCATGACTTCCCCGCCGATGCGTAAACGCGACGGGGCTCTCAGAATCTCGATGGCGACCTCGATGCCGCCAACGCGCTCGACCTCGAGGACGCCGCCGAGGCGCAGCGTGATCGTGATGCTCGCTGCCGCACCGCCAGGCAGCTCCGGTTCTCGCGCCCCGCCAATACCCAGCGAGGCGACCCCAGCAATGGCCGCGAGGCCACCAGCCGCTTCGCGGTCTGCAACGCCCCCCAGCAGAACGATCGCCGGTCCAGCGGCCGTCTGGAGGCCGCCAGTACGCTCGACTTCGAACAGCCCTCCGAGCGCGACCGTTTGACTGACCGTGCCGAGCGTGAGCGACGCGCCGCCTGACACTTCCCGCTCGGCCGCGCCCCCGGGTTGGAGGATCGCCGCACCCCCGAGCGCTTGCACTCCTCCGACGCCCTCAGGCGTAGAGGTACCGCCAACCCCGAGCGTCTGGACCCCGCTAGCGCCCTGCTGAGCGAGCAGGGTCAGGAACATGGGTTACTCCCCCGAAAGACTGCGCAACTGCGTGAGCGTGTTCTGAGTCTCGGACAGTTCGGTGTCGATCGAGCTGATCTGCACCATATCGCCCTGTCGGTCGGCCGTCTCGCGCTGGCGTGCCAGATACACCAGGCGCTGCTCAGCGATGTTGATGATCTGGGCGAGCGTCATACCAGCACCACCAGTTCTTGCGCCACGGTTGACAGATGGGACTGCATCAGCACCACGTCGTACTTGTCAGTCCCGTCGATGGCCGCATACGCCGCCATTCTGCCGCCAAGCGTTGCGGTCCCCGATTGCAGGAAATCGGTAGGCGTGTAAGGCGAAAGCACCCGGTTCTTGGCGTCGAACCGGTAGATCTGGTTGATCTGAGAAGCCACGTACACATTGATGTACGTAAACCGGCCCTCTTGCCCATACGGCGCATAAGCGGCCGTTGTACCCGCCCCGAACGTCTGGACGTTACCGTCGTAGGTAATGGCACCTGTCCAAGTGCCGGTAATGCTGCCGGCGATATCCAGCACATCAAGCGTGACCGCACCGCCCCGGAAGAAGTAGTTGAAGCTGTGCCTTGCGTTTCGCGCCGGGTCGATATCGATTCCGAAGCTGGGCGCCCACAAGCCTCCCGCAGCGCCCGCAGCAGGCGCGGCACCGAAGTAAGCCGTTGACCAGGCATTGGCCGCGATGTTGTTTGTGCCGTTGTTGACCGGCGCGTCGGTGTAGTTGTATGTATAGACCGTTGTGTTGGCTGTCGTGCGTAGCAGCAACAGGTTGGGCTGCTCGATCACATACTTCGCACTGCTACTCGGCTGCGTAGTCCAGGCCGTGCCGAGCGTGTACACGGGCGAGGGGCCCGCAGTGTGGCTGGCGATGATCCGCCGCTGGCCCACCGCCGCCGGCGTGGTGGTGTCCTCGACGATCCGGATCTGGAAATTCCGGTATTCGTTGGCCGCGACTACCGCATCTCCACCAGTCGCCTGACCAGTAAGCGTGCTGGCGCCAGCGGCGGTGGCGGCCAGCGCCTTGCGCGTGACGATATTGGTGTCGTAGGTGTACGCACCCTTGATCATCCCCTCCCCGGGCTCGCAGTTGTAGGGGGTGTACTGCTCGTCAAGCACCAGCATCGCGCTATCGGTACCGAGCGTAGCCGGCAGGTTGGTCGTTGCGAGGCTGGACAGCGTGTTGGCTGCCACCTCGAACGAACGAAATACGCCGGCCGCCACGGTACCCGACCCGAGCATCATCACGCGGCCCGAGAGTAGCTCGTAACGAGCGCCGCTGGCCGGAGTAAACGTGAACGCGGCGTTGACTGTGATCGCTGGCGTAGCGCCAGCGGTGTTTCCGACGATCCACCGCTCTTCGGTTTTCCCAGAGGTGGTATCGATAATTCGCAGCTTGAAGCCGTAGTCACCACTCCCGCCACGGTTGGCGAGCATATTGACTCCGACGGCTGTTGGCAGCGCCGTCGACAAAGTCACAGACGTTGTCGTCGCGCCAGCCGCGATCGTCCCAACCGCCGCAAACGAAGGCGTGAACGCGGACGTGCTACCTGCGCCAAACGTTCCGGCCGTCAGCGGGTTACTGATGCCGAGCTGCCAGCTCTTGGTGACGATATTGAAGCGGTTCAGGACAGCGTTCGAGATCAGGTTGTACACAAACGGATTTCGGCTGAGGTCGGAACGCATGTCAGCGCACATGGACGTACCCGCAGCGTGCGCGTTCGGAGAGGGCGCGACTTGTGCCCACAGCATCCGGTCGATGACCTTCTTGAAGTTGTTGGCCATGGCCAGTCCTTTAGCTGATGCACGAGCGCACGCAGTCGCGCCACGCGCTCAGGTTTGCGCCGTAGATCTGGATTCGAGGCTGCAGGCTGTCGATTGAAGCGATATTGCTTACGGTGCTGACAGTCGTGACCGTACTCACGGTAGTGACTGTTCCCAGCGTCTGGCTGGCCTCGAGCGCTGCGATTACGCGCTGGCGCTGCAGCGAGCGGTCGTACCCTTGCGGAGAAGAAAGCGCCATCAACAGACGCTGCAACAGCACCTCGACGTCCTGGTCGCGGACGGGCATTGGAGAGCTCTGTCTTTCGACAGGCACCGGCACACCGTCGTCGAGATACTCGACGACGGTTTTTTGGTGGTGCACGCCCGCGTCGAGATCCGTGGCGATCGAGGCGCCGCTGCCAGGCGTATAACCGAGGTTCGAAGCGCTCATCAGATCCTCAGGATGCGGTTCGCCCCGTTGCTCCACGCGGCGGTGATATCGCTGCCGTTCGGCGTGATAGGCAAATTCCCGCCGCTGTACGCGACCTCGTACACCGCCTCGGCGTTCGCCGCGCTGCCGAGCGCCGACGTGGTGAGCGTGCGCGCGCCGGCCGATGCCGCAGCCCCGAGCGTGATCGTGGCCGGGCCGGTGCCGCTGATGAGCGTGGCCACGGCGCCGTTTGCGATCCCGAGCTGGAGCGCGTCCACGGTGACCGCGACCGCCCCGCTGCTGGCGTTCGCCGCGAGCGTGAACCGGAGCCGGCCGTCGAGGATCGCCACGAGCCGCTGCGAGCTGGCCGCTACGTCCGCGCCGCCAGTGACCGCGCTCGACTGAAACAGCAGGATGGCCGGGATCGCCGCGCCGGCTGCCACCGCGCTCCACGTCACGTCGTTTGCATCCAGCACGCCGTCGGCGAACGTCACGCCTCCGAGCGCCGAGCTGGTTGCCACCAGCGTCCCACCGGCGCCGGTCACGTCGGACACGAAGGTGTGCGCGGCGTTGTAGGTGTAGCCGCGCAGCAGTGCCGCCTTAAGGACGGCGGTGTCGAGGTCGATCAGGCCGGTGCCGAGGCCTTGCCGACCGGCGGCGAAGAACTGATCCATGGTGTCCTCTCTATCGACGCCAGCCTGTTACGAAGCCGCCAGGGCGGCGAACTGGCCGTGCTGGCACTACATGGGTGCGGGACGGCGCCGGCCCCGCCTCCGGCGCCTTCGGCTCCGTAGGCGGAGCCAGGCCCTCCCGCGGGGCCACGTCTGGGGCAACGCCCCGTTGTTGTGCGAACAGATCCTTCTGGTCCGGATTCACCAGTCGCTCGAGACCGTCCCAATTCACCCGCCGGATCCCTGCGTACTCCGCAGCCGCGCGCGCCATCACGAACAGATCGAGCACTTCGTTCCGCTTGCCACTTGCCAGCACCCACTCCCGGCGCTCGCCGCGCGACGTCCGCTTTCGCAACAGTTTCTCGGCGGTGAGCTGCTCGTAGAACTCGTCCGGCAGATCCGCTGGGAAATGCACTTGTGCGAACCCGCCAGGCTGCTGTTCCAGTGCCCGGTACAACTGCTCCTTGGCGATATCCGACCCCATAGGCCAGACCTTCACGCCCCCCTTGATGACTTGCCCCCGGTGACTGATGTCTTGCAGCCGGGGTCGGCCCAGGATCGGCTTCCCGGGCTCCGATTGGCCCTTGGTCGCCAGGACATGTCGGTGCTGCCACTTGCGTGCCCACAGGTAGACCGTGGAGGTCAGAAATCCCGAGTCCACCGCCATCGCCGTGACTCGCAGCGTCGATCCGCCGGCGTGCGGGTATGCCCTCTCCAGCAGCAGTTCCAACTGTGCCCATGGCCCGTCGGTGCCAAGATCCAGCGGCTCGCCGTGGATCCGGCCGTAGTCGATCGTCCACTGGTGCTCGTTGCGCCCCCAGCCCTGCACCAGGTACTCGAGGCGGTCACCCTGCACGTCTACGCCTGCGGTGAGCATCAACGCTTCTCGCGGCACGGTCTGGAGCCGGTACGGCTCAGCTCGCTGCGACAGGATATCTGACTGGGGTTGCTCACCTTGTACTTCGAACGCCTCGCCCAACACGGTGTTGTGAAACACCTGCAGCAGCGGCTCTTCCGTCTCGTCGTCGTACCCGCCGGCCTGCGCTCTCAGGTACTGCCGCACCGCCTTTGCCCAGCTGAACCAGCCCAGTGGCGAGTACAGCGCCGACAGGTGCCAGCTGAGCGGCTTGGTAAAGCTCGGCACGACTCGCTTGACAGCCCCACCGATCCGCGCCCAGATCGCCCACGGGTGCGGATCGTCGTCTGCGATTACCTCCCCTCGACCCGGTGCTGCGTGGATCCACCGACCGCGGCCGAGGAGCTCCCCCTTGTGATGCTCGGCGATCTCGAAGCCGCACGCCTCGCACTCGTAATGCACCGCCGACACGTCATCGGTTGGCAGCGCTCGCACCGCACCCGTCGCGTTTGCGTGTCCGCAGGATCCGCAGGTCACCTCACCCGCTTCGACGTCGCTCACTGCCCCGCAGGATGAGCAGGTCAGCTCGTGCCGCTGGACCACCGTCCAGCGCATCTGCGACCAGCGGAGAACCTGCTCGTGCGCGCAGTGCGGACACGGAAGGTGGTACTGGCCTTGCGTTCCCTCTCGATACCGCCGGTCAATCCGGCTGGTCCCCTTGATCTTCGGCGTCGATACCCGCATGCGCTTCGCGCGGGCCCCGAACGTATCTGTCCGCTTCTCGGCCACCTCTTCCGGATCGCCTTCGCCGCCGACATCCGCCGGGTAGGCGTCGATCTCGTCCATCAGCAGGTAGCGCACCGGCAGCGAACGCAGGCCGGGCGCGCTGTTCGCACCCACCAGGGCGAGCATGCCGCCGGGGAACTCCTTCATCAGCGTGGTGTTCCCCGAGTCGCGGGAGCGAGCCTCGGACACTTTCAGCCGCAGCGCGGGCGATTCCGTGATCATCGGCGCGATGCGCTGCTTCGAGATCTTCTTTGCGGTGTCGCTGGTGGGCATCACCAGCATCGCCGGGCCGGGCGCCCGGTCGATCACGAACCCGATCCAGTTGTACAGGGCCTCGCTGCCCCCGAGCTGCGTTCCCTTGATGAAAACCCCGTCCGTCATCGGGTGCGATGGGGTCAGGCAGTCCATGACCTCGCCGAGGTACGGCGTCCGGCTGGTACGCCAGGGCCCGGGCTCCGCGCTCGAGGTGGTGGTCAGCTTCCGGTAGGCGTCGGCCCAAGCCGACACGGTGAGGTCCCGCTCCGGCGCGATCGCCGCAGCGAACGCGGCCATCGTGGCCCGGTACGAATCAGCCAGTCCCTCCGGCAGGCTGTGCAAGCTCGGCGGCTCGTTGAGCGATCCCATCGAGTGCGTCCTTCAGCTCGCGCGTGAGCAGCGTTTCGATCTTGATCGGATCGGTCTCGACTGCCAGCGACGTGGCGATCCGGCTGGGAACCTGCAGGATCCTGTCCTGCGCCAGCTGCGCCGCGTCGGTCACCGCCTTGGCGAAGCCTTCGATCGACCCGACCTGTCCCAGCCGCTCCAGCAGCGTGAGCCGGGCCATCTCCGCCTGGTACTCCTCCCGCTTCGCCCGCGACGCCTGATACTCGGCCGTGTCGCTTGGCCCTGCCGGCAGCGACGGCGGCGTGTCTGCGCCGGCCCGCTCCACCAGGTCAGGCTGCACCACCGCACCGCGGAACGGATCCGCACCCGTGCGGGCCGCCTCGGTCGCGTCGGTGTTTGCCGCCCACTGCGCATCGGCCCGGACTGGGTCAATGCCGGTGATCTTGCCGCCGGGCTCACGCCGGACAGCAGTCACGCGACCGCTGGAGATCGCGGTCTGCACCGCGTACAGCGACACGCCACGCTGGCGGGCGTATGACCTGAGCGACATCCACTGGTCACTCATGACCAGCCCCCTTGACCAGTCCGACCAGTCACCGACACTGCGCAAAAATCGCGGGCTTTTCGCT